CTTTCTCATGTGACTGATGGTTTCAGGTCTCGCGCTATCAGCAACAATGGGCCACTTCTCAGACTCCGGCACAGTGAAGAATAGGTCTGGCGTGTCCATAATCTCACAGCCAACGCGATACGCTTCATGGTCAACATAGATTGTTCTACCGACAACATGGCAGCGGATCAGCACAGTCGGGTCAGATGCAAAGCCCCAGTCAGCGCCGAAGCGATGCGTTGTGTCGTCTGGCGTCTCGAAGTCCTCTATCTTCCAGTTACGGAATACACGGGCTTCGCTGTTCGATGCGTAGCTGCCAAGCCAAACGTGCTTGTATTTGTCAGGGTCGCGCTCCCTGTCGTATTCCATTTCCGCTTTGAGAACGTCAGGGAACCAAGGATTGTCTCGGTAGTTTACCTGTGCGACCACAGCATCAGGTGGCGGCGTCTCACCACGCAGCAGCATATCAATTGGGTCAGTGCTGTTCAGTGGGTTCCATGTGAACCATAGCTCACTGTCTGGCTTACGGATTGTCGGACGCAATAGGTCGAGCGAACGTTGGCTCAGGCTCTGTGCTTCTTCCACCCAGGCACAGTCATAGCCCTCTAGCGACTTGATAGAATCGCTTGTGTGGTTTTGCATTCCAGCAAAGATAATTAGACCATCGCCATACCGTGACTTGATTTGGCTTTCCTGAACCTCGAAGTAATCCTGAACGCCAAGCTGCTCAATCTTTAGCTCCAGCAAACGCTTGACTGATTGGGCTAGGGACTTCTGTATTTCACGGACGCAAACGGTTCTGCGCCGCTGATCCATAACGTGCGCTTCGATAACCATTTCAGCGAAGGCATGACTCTTGCCTGATCCGCGCCCACCATGAGCGCCCTTGTAGCGACTGGGTTGCAGGAATGGCTTGAACCAGCGCGGGGTTTTAATCCTTAGCGTTGTCATCAACTACTTCACGTACAACGCGTGTAACCATGTTGCCAGTGACATCCAGCTTCGATGGAGCATCAAGGCCAATCATTGTGTTGATAGCTTTCACAGCGTTTACTTTGTCGCTTGGCTTTGCGTCTGCGTCTAAGCCTTTAGCTATCGTTGACAACACATCAAGGCTGTCTGCCATAGTCCATGTAACACGTTCAGCAACTGCTGCCCTTAGTTCAGCAACCCTTGTTGAAACATTGCTATCTGCCATTAGCCTGCAAGCATTCGCTTGGCTGGTCTCTGGTTTAGTTGTCGGTTTAACATTAAAGGCTGTTCTGTAAGCCTCTGCTTGGCTTTTGCCTGATGCTACTTCTTGAGCGAATCGCTCTTGTTTAGGTGTTAGTGCCATTTGTCTCAGCTTCCATAAAAGGTCTGGTGGAAACCTTTTAGAGCATCTTATTCACTGTGTCCATATTCCAACTCAATAAGCTTTGACAGATAGTGCTGCGCCTTCAGTAAATCCTCAATCCCGTTCTTGTCACGATAGCGTGCCAAGTACTTTATGCAGTTCCCTTGCAGAAATCCTGCGAAAGCTTCTGGCGACATCCAAGACTCCATTGCTTCCCATGGTTGAACGCTCTTGGATGCGTAATGGTCTCCACCTACTTGATGTGAATTAGGATTCTCCATCTTCGTCCTCCTCATAATCAAATGGATCATAGCCCTTCAGCATTGCATCGACTGCAACCATTATAGGCCCACTGATACGAACCTTGCCAGATTCCATCTTGCGAACGCTTGTTGCGCCATTGTCTGGCGATAGGCGGAGAGCGTCAGCCATCTCTGTTACGCTGTATCCCATGCGGTGACGGGCAAGCTTTAGCTTTTCAGGTGTCATGCCTCTGCCTTGCTCTTTTGCAGCGCATGAACGATTGTGGTGTGATCACGACGAAGTATGCGGCCAATTTCTGTCATTGTATGTCCCTTCTCGCGCAGCATGACAGCGCACTTGCGCCTTACTGCTACCAATGGCTTGAACTTGCGTGGCCCTAAAATGTCCTCAAGAGTGAAGCAATGTGCTTTAGCAATGGCTTCAACTTGCAGCAAGTTGGCTTGCCTAGGCGTCATGCCTAGACTGTCAACAAGCTCGACTTCTTGTTCTTCTTCTTCCAGGAGAAAATCGTCATCAAACATTATGCGTCCTTTACGAAAATTCCATCGAGCATCTTACCCTTGCGGTCTTTAATTTCCTGCCATGCTCCATCAATGCAATCCTCAATCATCATTCCGTTCTGTGCAGCTATGATTGTCAGCACAACAAACATATCCCCGATGGCGTCAGAAAATTCTATGTCGTTCCTTTTGGCGATAGCGTTAGCCAGCTCTCCAGCTTCCTCAATCAGCTTTACGAATTGGCTTTTTATGTCACTGCCTTCGATCAGGTTGCGATCTGTTGCCCATTGGCGAATTAAATCTGCGTAAATCATTTTATATCTCCTTAGCCTTCTAATAATTGATTTGAGCGCATTTCTTCGTATCGGTAATCCGCTTCGTTTGCGTCAGCGTCATGCTCAAACGCAAATGCTAGTTCCTGCAATGTGACAGCAGGGTCTTCGTCATATTCGATAATCTCTGTAAGCAGCGCAATATGCTGATCATCGCTAATGTATGCGCTGTTGTAAGCAAAATGCTTGCCATAGCGTGACGCATCCCACAATTGTTTCTGGCGCTTATATTCTACGTTGTAAGCCTTGAGTGCGTCTGTTGCGGCTTGCGCTAATTCTGTGAGGTTCTGTGTCATAATCAGTCTCCTTGTTGGCGGGATAATTCCCTTGCTGATGCCCTTTTATATAAATGCTGATTTATTCTGTAAAGCACTTTTTTCAATCAATCACGATTTTTGCCGTTTTGCGTGCGCTATGGCTTCAATCGCCCAGGCTTCGGGTGCGCCTTTATACCTACCCTTAGCCCAGTGCTTTCGTATCTCATCCATAGATATGCGTCCGAGGTCATATTTAATCAGGTCGCACATCAAGTTGGTCGCGGCGCTCACCTGACTGTAAATTCCCCGTCAACCCTTCGAAGGTATCCGCGTTCTTCAGCAATACGCAACCAACGCTCTGGCTTAGCACTTAGCTCAACAGGCTCACCACAGCGAAGCGACATAATAAATTCTTCGAACCTTGCCTCTGTGTTATTCAAACAGATGCGAAGCGCCTTGTCCTTTTTCGTCGTTCGTGGCGTGTAGCCTTCCAGTATCTCTAAGCATTGGCGAGGCGTTGGGAACCAATCCAGCTCTTTGCAGACGCGCTCAGTCATGTAGCTTAGGGCTTCCTTCGTATAGCCACCAAGAATCCGCGCATAGACTGCTGTCCGCATTTGTCCTCTTTGCTCATCAGTGTTCTTGCTTGGCAAAGTAGCCTCAATGAATTGCAGTTGCTTGGCAAGCTCGTGTGTTTCTACCGGCACGTTCTCGATCGGCATCGCTAGGGCAAGTGACCTTAGCTCATCGCACTCTGATACTGTAAGCTCAGAACGGGTCATTAGGTCGTCCATCCGCGACATATCGAAGTGCTGCGGCAAAGCCGTTTTCGTTTCTAGGGTTACCAGTTGTCCGATTTGCTGCGCCATTTTTTTGCTCCTTAATTTCGTAAAGGTCTGTCCAGCTGTTCATTGTGCTGCGATCTAGAACCTCTGTTATGTCTTGCCCCTTGGCTCTCAATTTATCCAGTTTGCTGATAGCTTGATTGTAAGCCCTGTCCGTTAATGGTTTCTTGCGAAGCATACGCATCTCAACCCATCCATTCCAAGCGTCAACAGGAATCCAATCTGGAAGCTCCGCTCTTATACACTTGGTGGTTAATTGATGTGTCTTTGGTGTATTGGGTGAACGTGGTTCAGGGGAGGGGTGAACCTGTGACACGGGTGGGGTGAACGTTGTTCGGGGGTGAACATCGTTCATGGGAATAGAAACCCAGTATTTATTTCCCCTGCCTTTTATTTCTTCTTTGCGAAGAAACTGCATTTCTTCAAGAGCGCGGATTGTTTTTTGCACACCCCTACTTGTTAGAGAAGCCTTAAGGGCCACTCTATCTACCGAAGGCCAGCAAAGACCTTCATCATTGGCCCAATCAGCCAAAGCTAATAGAACCAGTTTTTGAGTTGATGTAAGATCATCGCGCTCCCACACGGCGCTCATTAATTTGATACTCATGACGCAATATCTTGCGCGATGGTTCTGTGGCGTGTATTACTCATTACAGCGATGCCTCCTTGTACTAGGCGTTGTTAGAGCGGGTCGAGTGCCTTTCCTCTCTTGGGCACTCCCCGCTCGCTCTTACATAACTCAAAACGCGCATTAGTAAAACATAATTTTTGCGACTGATTGACCAGCAATGCGCTATCAGCGTATCTTGCGCGGATTGGTATCTCCTTACCTGACGAACTGGGTGGCTTCGGTCACCCTTTTTTCATTTGGTCACACGAAGCTGGTGGTCAGGGAATAGCGCAGCAAAGACAGCACTGCGTAATGGCCAATCCCTAACGATTACTCCTTTTACATCTTCCGAAATTTTTCTGCCGTTTTCGGTATATTCAAAGTCAATGTTTATGCCAACGCGCCGGCCATTGGCGTGCTTGACCTGCTTGCCGTTAATTACGAAAAAATATTGTTTGTGTATAACAAGGTCACTGATAGCCCCAGCCGCTTGCAGATCGTGTAGCTCATTGCAGCGCACAGCCTCCCGTTTACTGTCATGAGTATGGCCAGCCCTGCATTGCGATTTAACAGCGCGATACTTTCCGAATCGCCTCATGCGTTAAGCTTCTGTTCTATTAGGCGATCCAGTGCGTCATTTGCTGCAAGCCATGCGCCTAGCTGTGGTTCGGTGCGTCCACTTTTCCAATTCGATAGCGTGACACGGGTGATCCCAGCCTCAATCGCTATCTTGCAAGCCCTGATTTTATGCGTCTTTGCGTAGCCAAAAAAGTTCGCAACTTCATTCTGTACCTGGGTCATATTCAACTTTCTTTTGGTTGTTTGTAAAAAACGCTTTTAATCTTCTGCAAATTAGTTACAAGGGGTTTGGCAAATAAAAGGAGATACCACAATGCCAGTTCATAAAAAGATTAACGAAGCGCGGATTGCCTTCCACGCATTACCGCTGAAAAAGTCCGGCCATAACACGTTTGCTGGATATAAGTATTTCGAGCTTGCCGACTTTGTGATTCCAGCCCTTCGCATCTTTAACGATGTTGGGCTTTGCGCGATCATCAGCTTTTCAGAAACCACAGCATCAATGCACATCGTCGATGTCGAAGATGGTAGCCAAGTCATCATTCACAGCCCAATGGGTTCAGCCAATCTTAAAGGCTGCCACGAGATACAGAACATTGGCGCGTGTGAGACTTACTCAACCCGCTATCTTTGGACAGCAGCCCTTTGCATCGTCGAGCATGACGCATTGGATGCCACCACAGGAAAGAGTGAGCCAGCGCCACAGGTTAAGTTTATCAGTAAAGACCAATTTGCTTTTTTAGAGGAATTAGTGTTCCGCACGGAAACTGACCTAGCTTTGCTCTGCAAGCATTACAAAATTAACGCATTGAATGAATTGCAGGAAAGCCGCTTCGATGCGGTCAAGGCTGCATTAGAAAAGAAACTTGCATGACAGACGCAGCAATCATTCAACGCAGCCCTGAATGGTATGCAGCACGTTGTGGAAGCCTTGGCGCTTCCCAACTTGCAGACGCCCTAGCCAAGACTAAATCAGGCTGGGGAGCGTCACGCGCTAACCTTCGCGCAACCCTTGTGGTCGAAAGGCTCACAGGCCAGCAGGAAGAAGGCTTTATCCGCAGTGCAGCAATGCAGTGGGGAGTTGACAAGGAAGAAGAAGCCAGAATCGCCTACAGCTTCATGACAGGCCATGATGTGACTGAGGTGGGACTATATAAGCACCCAACCATTATAGGCTCTCACGCCAGCCCTGACGGGCTTGTGGGCGATGATGGCTGCATTGAGATTAAATGCCCTAATTCTGCCACACATATAGAAGTGCTCAAAACTAATCAAATCGCGCACAAATATATACTCCAAATGCAATGGCAGATGGCTTGCGCTAATCGTCAATGGTGCGACTTCGTGAGCTTTGAT